GTGATCTGGATTGGCGATCGCAGGACGGGAGAGATGCTCGCCGTCTCGCGGGAAAGCGCGTTGTCGCAGCAGAAGCTTGCTGACGCCATGCAGCAGATCGCGCAGAAAGACGACGTGCGCGGCCGCGAGATGGAACTCGGCATGGCCACGCTCGGACGCAACACGGAAAAAGTTTTGCAGCACATGGTTGAAATTCGGACGGAGCTTGCCGAAATGCGCAAAGCCGGGAGTGGCCACTGATGGAGTCAATTAACGCCGAGCAGACAATGCGGCTGCGGGCCGTGATTCTGGAGCAGGTTTACATCAACCACCAGAAGCAGCTCTCGCACCTTGATCTGATCCGTCTGGGTGGCTCGCTTGAGCGCATTGGCTGGGACGTCAGCCTCAACGATCTACTGACTGTCTGCCAGGACTTGCAAGAGCGCGGCTATCTGATATTCGACAGTGACCGCAACAAGTGGACGGGCCGCAGAAATCTGGTGCGCATCGCGATCACTCCGAAAGGCAGAAACATTGTCGAGGGCGCTGAACGTGATCCTGGCGTTTTGGTGATTGAATGACCGCGCGGCAGGCGAGCGTCGCCAAGCCACGCCCGCGCACCGGCGAACCGCGCGAAGTGCGGCAGCCGCTAAAGATCGACAAGCTGCCCGAGGATCTGCACAAAGAGATTTTGGAACTGAGGTCGAAAGAAGGACTGACATGGCTGGCCATCGAAGAGCGTTCGCCGCGGTTGGATGGTTGGGAGAAAGCGTCAGCTGCACAGCTCGCGATCTTTCCCGGCCGGCGCATTCCTCACTCGAACCTGCATCGCTGGTTCGATCTGCGGATCGAGCAGATACAACGCCAGGTGCTGGCCGACACGGAAAGGGCGCGCGAATTCGCCGCGGCCTTCGCGGGCAGATCGCAGGAGGGCCTGGACAAAGCCGTGTTGAACGCGCTGCGCGACCAGGTGTTCTCGCTGATGCAGGCCGTGGACTCGGGAAGCCAGCTCCAGTTCACCAAGGCGCTGATGGCGCTGGGAGAGCTCATCACAAAATTCGAGAAGGTCGCGGTACAGAAGCAAAAGGCCGAGACCGAAGGCAAGCGCGTTGATATTGCGCTCGAACAGTTGCAGCTGATGAAGCGCAAGGTCGGCAGCCTAAAAGATGATTTGACGAAAAAGAAGCTAACGCCGCATGAACTGCAGAAGAAGTTGGACGAGCTTTATGGAATTAGCTGAGCACAAATCCGAAGCTGCTGGCCGCCTCTACCCGTACCAGGTGGAATGGGTGAAGGACGAGTCGCGATTCAAGCTTGCGGTGAAGTCGCGGCAGATCGGGTTTACTTTCGGCACAACGTTCCGCCACGTTCGCAGGCGAATCGACAAGCCGGGAACGACCATCTGGATTTCGGCTTCGCAGCGCCAGTCCGATGAGGCTGCGGAACATGCCAAGCGGCATGCGCAAGCGCTTCGAGTGATCTGCGAATTCGAGGACATCGAGTTTCCAGGAATCGACGATAAGGCGCGCGTCATAACTTTCTATCCCGGCCAGACCAACCAGTCGCGCATGGTTTTCCTGCCCGCTAACCCTGACACCGTCCGCGGATATGCCGGCGATGTAGTGCTCGACGAATTCGCGTTCCATAAGCACGCAAAGAAAATCTGGAAGGCGGCGCTGGCCATCGCTTCGCGCGGCTACCAGATTGAAGTGATCTCCACGCCCAACGGACAGAGCGGAGAGTACTGGGAGATCTGCAAAAAAGCCGGCGTTCCAGCCATTGGAAGTTCGGATTCGATGGATACGTCGAGTATGCGGACGCATTGGATAGGCGGCATCTGGTCCGTTCACTGGTGCGATATTCACACCGCCGTCGAGCAGGGCTGCCCGATCGACATCAATCAGATGCGCGAAGCGGCCGGCGATGAAGACACCTGGCTGCAGGAATATTGCTGCGTGTTCCTGGCTGACGCCGAGAACTACATTCCAATGGAACTGGTCATCTCGTGCGAGCACGAGGACGCGACCATTGATCTGCCCGCGAATTTTCAGCCGCACGGCGATCTCTACGTTGGATACGACATTGCGCGCCGGAAAGATGGAGCCGTCGTCTGGCTCATGGAAGAAGTCGGCGACGTGCTCTGGACGCGCTCCGTGCAAACCATGAAGAACACCAAGTTCAGAGCGCAACGCGCCACTGTGGATTTGCTTATGCCCGGCGCTCGCCGCGCCTGCGTGGATACGACTGGCATGGGAATGCAGATGGGCGAGGAGCTGCACGACAAGTGGGGATCGAAAGTTGAGCAGATTGAATTCAACATCGCCAACAAAGAAATGCTGGCCACGAATGCCAAGCGCAAGTTTGAAGACAGAGAGATCCGCATTCCCTCATCGACTGTGATTCGCAGCGCCATCAACGCGGTCAAACGCTACACATCGCCCACCGGGCACTTCCGCTTCGACGCGGACCGCACCGACGCCGGCCACGCCGATGAATTCTGGGCCATGGCGCTTGGCGTGAACGCGGCCTCTGGCCCAGCGATCTCAACCGACTTCATTGCGTCGCGCGCTCGCCAGGCACACGCCAGAATGGGAGCGTACCTCTAATGGCGACTGTCACCAGTATTCCGCCCAAGCCTACGACTGAAGAGATCGTGAATCCCGATGTGCTCAAGGTTTTGAGCCTAGGCATGGGCCTCACAAACCGCACGCGCGCATTTGGCGGTAAGAGAGATCCGAGCGATATCTGGGACTCGATGATGCGCAATCTTCCCGATTCATTTGACTACTATTTCGAGCTGGAGGAGAAAGACGACGACATTGGCGGACTGATAGAGACGTTGAAGCTCGCAGTTCTCGGAAGGCAAAGAGAGTTTCAACCGGGCGAGCCCAAGGTCAATAAAGTTGGAAAAGTGTTTGCTGGCGACGACAGTGATATCGGGAAAGAGGTCGCGGCTTTTGTGGACGATAAGTTCAAGGCGATTCCTGATTTCCATGGCGCGCTGCATGCTCTGCTCGACGGGCCTGCCTATGGTCTTGCGATCTCGGAGATCAACTACAACCTCGCGGGCGGTGAAGTATCGATTGATTCGATAAACAGCTGCCCACAGCAGCTTTTCTCTTTCGCAGACTATCAATACTTGCCCCAGATCGGGCAGCTCCGATTCAAGCAGAACCTCTACCAGGTAAACGGCGGAACTCCCGTTCAAGAGAACAAGTTTCTGATCTTCAGCTACAACAAACGGCACCGCAACCGGTTTGGGCGTCCACTTTTGCGTCGCGCGTTTTGGCCTTCATGGTTCAAGCGCCAATGCATTCGCTTCTGGCTGCGCTTTGCTGAAAAGGGTCCAGGGACTGCGGCAGTTCTTTATCCATCGGGTGCAACAGCAGACGAGAAGAAGCAAGCGCTAGACGCCGCTGACGCCATCATTAACGAAGTCGCAGTCGCGCTGCCAGAAAATTTCCAGCTGGTTAAAGAGTTGCTTACTTCGGCGCGGGCGCAAAGCCCGGCTGTATATGAGCGCTTGGTGCTTCGCAGTGAATTAGCGATTGCGCGGTCCATCCTGGGTGAAACTCTCACGAGCCATGGCTCGGAGGGCGGTGCGGGCAGCTTCGCGCTTGGCCAGGTGCATCAGGAAATGTTTCATCAGCGCGAGATCGAATTGGCGCGCGCCCTTGAATCCATCATCAACGATCAGCTCGTGAAAAATCTTGTGCTCTGGAATTACGGCACCAATGTTCCGATGCCCAGATGGTGCATCGAGACCGGCGATCCTGAGGATTTGGCGATTCGCGTCCGTATCGACCAGGGATTACAGAACATGGGATTGAAGTTCACCGAAAGATACCTTCGCGATATGTACAACGTCCCCAACCCTGCTCCTGATGACGTGTTTGTCACTCCGACAGCAGCCGCTGCGACGCCTGCATTCCGTCCACTCGCTCCTGGCCTTCCCGATGACGCTTCTTTTTCTGACGCGCAAGGCGCTAAGGCGCAGCAGGATGTGAACCGTCTGCTCCAGCAATTCAGGTCGGAGGCGCACGATATTTTCTCGAACCGCGTTATTCAGATCGCGGACGAAGTCGAGCTGAACGGAGGCGTGCGATGAGTGCATCTGTTGCATCATTTCCAGGCTCTCGAATCATTCCCATCGCTGAGCGGTTTCCGGTGCAGACCGCGCGCTTTCAAACCAACCTGAGCGACATCGTCGCGCAGTATTTGGCCGCAGCGAACATTGTTGGCCGGCTGCATGTAATGCAGGCAGCGAAAAACAAGATCGGTTCGAACGTCGCGTTCAGCACCATGGGCATTCCTTCGCGTCCGACGCAGTTTGCCGACGTACAAAACGGAGCGCTGGGTTTTGAGTCTGTCCCTTTCACGCAGGCGATTGATCGCATTCGCAACCTTACGCCAATGACGCGGCTGGCCTTCGATGCCTTGGCCAGCCAGTACAAGCTGCAGGCGTTCACCGTCTCAGGCGTTTCCGACGTAAAGCTGATTGACAACATTCAGCAGGCGCTGCTCGACATCATGCAAAGCGGCGGCACGCAATCGGATTTCGCCAAGGCCGTGGCCGCGCTCACCAGCGATGCCGGCGTGAACAGTTTGCTCGACACGCAGATCAATACCATTTTCCAGACCAACGTGCAGACGGCATATTCCAACGGCCGCTTCGCGCAGATGCGCGACTCGGCGGTCACGACAGCGCTGCCGATCTGGCAGTACCACACCGTGGAAGATTCGCATGTGCGGCCGGCGCACGCCGCGCTCGATGGCTTCGCCGCGCAGTATGACGATCCGGTATGGCGGCGCATTTATCCGCCCTGCGGATACAACTGCCGCTGCAGCGTGAGCGCCATGTCGCCGGGCGATGCGCCTGGCGATGCGCAGCTGCCAGGTCTGCCGAGAATCCCAGCGGGAGCTGCCAGTGTTCCTGATCCGGGATTTGGAGGCGCGGCTTTCTCATGATTGAGACAGTGGCCGATCTCCGGAAACTTCTGAATGAAGAGATCCTTACATTTGAATCGTTCAGGAATGCAACCGAACAACGCATTAGAGAGCTGGAGGTCAAGGCCGGAGATAAGGTAGTTCGGTTTCGAAGAGTCCTTGAGGTCGCTGAACCGGAGCAGGCAGGCCTCGTTGCGAAATCTTCAAGTCGAGGAACTGCTTTCAGAAGGACGAAATGCCGCATGTGCGAAAGCTGCGTAAGAGGCCATCGACGAAAATGCGAAAAGCCAGGCGGCGAGTGTCCGTGCTCCTGTAACGACCTTGATTTTGCGAAATGGAGCGCAATGATGAAGCGCGGCATTCAGGAAGGACGCGTTCAAATATGAAAGTTGAATATACGCTCACGCAGCGAGTCACTGACGAAACGACCGGCAAGCAGGAGATCAAAGTTCTCTTCGCGCTGGCGCAGCGCGACTCCGCAATCATCTGCAACAGCTGCAAAAGCGTTCAGTTCCAGTCGAACGTTGCCGCGTGTCCAGCCTGCGGCTCGACTTCGCTAAAAGGATTTATCGGAGGACAACCATGTCGGTGAAGTATCTGGTCTCAGGAAAAGACGGCGATCATCTTCCGTACACCGATGCCGATGGCAAGCCCGATCATCGCCTGATGGGCGCGGCGTGGGCGGCGCTCTATTCGGCCAACGGCTTCCAGGGAAACAAATACCAGGGCGCGGACAAAGACGCGGCCACAGCAAAGCTGAAGGAGATTTACAAATCTGAAGGCATGAGCACTCCTTCCGAGACCTATTCAGATGGCGCGCTTGACGGCAAATGGATCGAGGTTTTTCGCTCGGGAGATTACGGCAGCAAGGGCAGCTTCACCGATTCCGATCTAGACACGATCGCCAGCAACTACGATCCCGCGCATCACGAAGCGCCCGTCGTAATCGGCCATCCTGAAACAGATCATCCGGCGTATGGCTGGATCTCGGCAGTGAAGCGTAAAGGCTCGACGCTCTTCGCGCAGCTAAAACAAGTTTCGCCAAAGCTTGAGGAAATGGTCAGGAATGGCGAGTTCAAAAAACGTTCAGCGGCTTTCTATACGCAGCCGTTGTCGTTGCGGCATGTTGGATTCCTGGGCGCGGCCGCGCCGCATGTGAAGGGTATGGCCGATCTCAAGTTTAAAGACGGTGAATACAAATCTTTTGAAATGGAGGATGAGGAAATGGAATTTGCAGAAATTAAAAAAGGCATTGTCGAAAGCCTGCAGGAGTTCTTCGGCCGTGGCAACAACGGGACTCCCAAGACGTTCACGGAAGATGATCTCGCAAAGGCCGCGGCTGCCGCCGCGAAACCGTTCGAGACCGCAATCGCGGACCTCACAAAACAGTTTACCGATCTGAAAGCGGAGCACGCGAAGACGACTGCTGCTCTGTCGTCCGCTTCGGTAGCGGAACTGGCCGAGACGGAGATCCGCAAACTGAAGGACGCAAAGAAGTGGATTCCCGCGTTCGAAAAAATGGGCGTCGCAAAAATCTTCGCCGAACTCGCAGGCAGCAAGACGACGGTTGAATTTGGCGAGGGCGACAAGAAAACCCAGAAGCCGGTGTTGCAGGTGTTCAGCGACTTCCTTGGCGGCTTAAAGGAAATCGTTCCAGCCGGCGACATCACTGGCGCTGCGGCCGCTGCGAAAAAGGGCGGCAAGCTCGTGCAGTTCAACGAGCCAGCCAATGGCAACAGCGCCATTGACCCGCAATCTATCGAGATGGCGGAAGCCGCGCAGGAGTTGGCCACGAAAGAGAAAATCTCCTACGGCGATGCTCTCATCCGCGTGCGCAAAGAGCGCGCGCAAACTGGCGCTGCCTAACCGCAATTTTGGTGCGGCTTGTGCCTTTGCGTCGCGTTTTGCGAGCAGGCCGCACCGATGGCTTTTTGTAAGAAAGTTTCAAAGAGCGGACCGGGACCGCACTTACCCGGAGAGAGGAAATAAATAAATGCCAGGTACTTTTGGCCCACAACAGCAAAACAGAATCGTCCGCTCTTACGTCGCGGACGTGGCGTTGGCTGCCGGAGTCGCCGTTATCGCAGGCGCTGCCGTCAACAGCGTGAAACTTCCAACCGCAGCAAACCTTCAGTCGTTGGGTATAACTCTTCAGGCTTGCGCCGCGGGTGACACGGTCGCGGTGCTTGAGTTCGGCGAGACGAAAGTTGTAGCGGACGCTGCTTTCGCGCGCGGAGCGCTGCTCATGATTAATGCGGTAACGGGCAAGCTGGCCGCGATCGGGGCCGTGGCGGGCACGAATTACTTCGTTCTCGCATTAGCGCTGGAACTGGCTGCTGCGCAGAACGATGAAGTCACTGTGTTGGTCAACATGTCACGCGCTCAGGGATAACGAACCGCTGCAACGCGGGGCACAACAAATTCTGTCAAAAGAGAGGACACAATGAATTCGATCTTGAAGTTGTTATTCCAGATGTGGATCATGCCGGCGTTCGGCATGGCCTTCGCTGGCGATATTTCCGTTGTGCAGGGAAAAATCGACATCGCGTTATCGCAATTTGCGGTGGGCTACCGGAACAATTCGCTCATCGCTGAGCAACTTTTTCCGCGCGTTCCAGTCGGCGACCAGAGCGATTTTTTCTGGATATTCGGTCGCGAAGGTCAGCGCATTTCTGAGAATGATCTTAGGGCTCCAGGGGCCGCGGCTGAAGGCATCACGCAGACGCTCTCCAAAACGCGCTATTTCTGTCAGGGCCATGCTCTTTCGCGAGTCATCTCCGATGAGGAACGCGGCAACTTCCAGGCCGGCGATGTAAACCAGTGGGCCACCCAAACTCTTACCGACAAGCTTTTGCTTGCCCAGGAGATCAGGGCCGCCGTGCTGGCGACGACTTCAGCGAATTATCCCGCAGGCAATTTCCTTGATGTTTCTGGGACAACGCAGTGGGATGCAGCCAGCGGAACGAGCATCGTGAAGCAGGTCATGACTGCACAGAAGCAAGTCATGAGGTCCGGGAACAAACCCAACACGATGATTCTTGGTCCCGACGTCTGGTCGGCACTCAAGGTCGCTCCCGAAATCATCGCGCGCGTGACGGCCAAGCCCGGAGCCAAAGGCGTAGGTGCAAACGTCTCTCTTGAGGATCTGCAGGCGATCTTCGAGGTCGACAACATTCTCATTCCCACAGCCGTTTCGCTCGAAGCGGACATGGTCACCGCTGATTTCGTCTGGGGCAAACATGCCATCCTGGCCTATATCGCGCCCGGAACAAGCATGTTCGATCAGACCTTCGGCAAGACGTTCGTGTGGACCGGCGCTCCCGGAACCGCGGGCGGCTTCTCCACGGAAATTGCGCGGCTCACTCCGGCTTCTCGCAAGGCGGACGAGCTGGCGGTGCACTTCTATTACGGCCAACAGATCACGTCGAACATCTCGGCGTACCTGCTGGAAAACGCAGTCGATTAAAACTTCGGTCTCCTCTCTCGGGAGGACTGGAGATCGTTGCTGTTGCCGAGGGCTTTCCGAATAGGTATGAGAGCCCTCGGCGATGTGAAAAATAAAATCATGGCATACGCAACACAAGACGATCTGGTCCCGCGCCGCTTGACGGAGCAAACGCTCGGCCAGCTGACCGACGATTCCGGCAAGGACACGATCAATGCCGACGTCGTCACGCAGGTGCTGACCGAAGCTTCCGCCACTGTGGATTCCTACGTGCGCCTGCGCTACGCCGTGCCGCTGCAGCCTTCCGAGCAGATCAAAGGGCTGACGCTCGATATTGCGGTGTACCTGCTGTATTCGCGGCGCGATCGCATTTCCGTCGCCGTGCAGACGCGCTATGACAATGCGATTCAATTTCTCCGCGATGTGGGCGCTGGCAAAGCCGGACTCGATCAGCCTACGGGCGCAGCTGACCAGACGAGCGGCGGTCCTGTTGTGACCAATCAAAACAAGTGCGAAAAATTCTCTGACCACAATTTGAGGGACTTCGTGTGATGGAGCCAAAAATTGTAGTGATTCCCGAGATGGATTTGAAGCTGGCGCAGACGAAGATCAGCCGCGCGCTGTATTGCTTCCGCCAGACTCAGATGATAGGAGCGGTCGATCCGGGGAACATCGCGCAGTGGCTTTCAGAAGGCTTTACCAAAATGGCCGAGGCGCAGGACCTGCTCGCGAAGCACACCAAAGGAGTCGATCGTTAGATGGCCGACGACGTCACAGTCAAAGTCAACGATCAGCCGGTGCGGCTCTCGCTCGAAGGCTTCAAGGCGCGGATAGGCGTGAAGCCCATCCTGAATATATTTGGCGCGATCATGCAGGACTCGAAGGAAAAAACATTTCGCGAGCAAGGATCTCCGGCTGGATCGTGGCCGGCGCTGGCGCCTTCCACGCTCAAGCGCCGCGGCTTTGTCACCGGCGACAAAATCCTGATCCGGAAAGCAATTCTAAAAAACTCCATCAATGAGCAGATCGTCGTGAACGGCGACAGTGGGCAGCTGCTGCACGGAACCAACGTGATCTATGCGCGCATCCACCAGGAAGGCGGCTTTGCCGGCAGGAAAGCGCCGAAGCACAAAGGAAAACGCAATAAGCCTTTTCACCGGCCGTTTATTCCCGCGCGCCCGTATTTGGTTTTCCGCCCAGAGGACCCGCAGCGCATGCACGATGCCGCGGAGACCTACATTGACGCGCAGGCCGGCGCGGCTGGATTGAAAGGTGGTCTATGAGTTTTCTCGTAATGGAAGTTTCTGCGCCAACCGAACACTTTAAAATCCCAGCGCCTTACCGCGCCTGGTGCCACTTGTGCAAAGGAGAAGACACGGTGCCTGGCATTCGGGGCCGCGGCTTCGCAACTCTCGACGAGTTGATGGAGCACGACGGAAAGGTGCACAACCGAAAGTAAACATGCCGACTGAATTCAAATCCGCAGATGTTGAGAGCGCGCTCCTCGATGTTCTGGGAGCCGCGATGACGGGCGTGACCGTCGAAAAACTCACATCGGCGTCGATCAGTGACGACGGCATTCTTACCGCCGTGCCTCCATACGTGGGCCTGCTCTACGACGGGTCGCAGGACGCAGCGCTGCGCGGTCCAGCGCGGCGCGATTACAACGTTGACCATGCGTGGCTTGTTCTGTGCGGCGCGCACAATCTGCGCGACAAAGGCAACAGTGAAGATACGGACGCCAAAGCGCTAATCAGCCGCGTCCGAGCGGCCGTCGCCGGCGTTCGCCTCACGCTTGCTGATGGCGATTCCACGGAGCCGATCGCGCTGGCCGGCTCGCAACTGTTTCAGTTCGATTCGAACGGCACCTGGTATTCGCAGCGAATCGTCGTTTCAGACGTCGCGCAATTTCCCGGAGGGGCAGTATGACGCCTTCGCGCAACGACATCATTGCGCTGGCAAAGAAGCTTTCCGGCAGGCTCGACCCATCGCTTGTCTGCGCTGTGATTGAACAGGAGAGTGGTTTCAGTCCGTGGGAGATTCGCTACGAGCCGGGCTTTTACAGCAAATACGAATCGCCACAGAAGGTCCTCACCGTGACCGATGCAACCGCGCGGGCTTTTTCGTGGGGCCTGATGCAGGTAATGGGACAGACAGCGCGCGAAGTTGGCTTTCTGGGCCCGCTCCCACAGTTGTGCGATCCAGAGGTCGGCATCAACGTGGGTTGCGAAGTACTGCGCCTGAAATTGGCGAAGGCTAATGGCGATGTGAGACAGGGCCTCGCCTTTTACAACGGCGGCAGCAATGTGAAATATCCCGATGAAGTGATGGCGAGGATTCCGAAATTCGCATGACCGACCTACCCCAGACGACGATGCACGAAGGGACGGGAGCGGAGAACCTGCCGCTCCCGGTTTCTGCATTGCAAAATGAATCGCGCCAAGTGATTGCGTGCCCGTCGTGCCGGCTGAATCAGTTTATGACCGCAGGCGGCAATTGCCGCCGATGCCACAAACCATTCAAGGCCGCGGAGCCGCCAGAGGAAACTTTCCCGGCGATCGATCGGCGAGAGCTGCCAGTGTGTGGGGCCGATGCGAACTTAGCGCAGGCATTTAGCTGCGCTTTGTACATCGTGAGGCTTGGCTTGTGTTTATCGCAGCTCGAATTAGCCGACCGCATTGGTGCGGCACGTACATACATTTCCAAGCTAGAGAACGAAGTAACGCCAACAGTGGGGCAGACGATGAAGATTCTTACCGCGTTGGATATTTCGCCGCTAGCCTTTTTCCAACTGGTTGAAAAACTTATGCGACTTCCGGCCTGCGAGTCATTCGCGAAGCCGGGAAGAAACGCGATCGGAATTAAAAAACAATTTCAAGCAACGAGGAGATCAATATGACGTGGCAATCGCAAAATCAGTTCAAAGTCCGCAATCTGGTGCTCAGCGACAAAAAACAAAAGGCGTGGGGAACCGCGGTCACCGATGCTCAGATGGTGCAACGCGTCCCCTTTGATTCTTCCTCATACGCAGCCCTGGCAGTCGCCTTTGGCAGCGACCAGGCGCGCGTTGGCAAGGGGACGACGTTCCCCACGGAGCGCTGGGCCACGGACCAGACGGTAGACTTCAGCAATCTGGCGTTCGATCTCGACGATTATTTGCTGGGCTGGATTCCGTCATTCGCCATGGGTTCCCTGACGACAACAGGATCGGGCGCGCCATTTACGCACACGATCGTCTTCGACGAAAGCCAGGGCGACGCGGTGCCAACCACGATCTACACGGAAGACACGTCGGGCCTCAAGCAGCGGTTTCTCGATATGTGCGTCAACCAGGCGCAGTTCTCGGGAAGCGCGAAAGGTCCGGTGCAGGCTTCGGTCACTCTCATGGGAACGGGCAAGCTCACATCCGGCGCGATCGCTTCGCTGCCTGATCTGGCCACGCGCACCATGCTCATGTTCATGGACACCGCATTGCTGATTGGCGCGCCCGGATCTCCGGCTGCCATTGATGCCGATCGCATCGCCAGTTGGAGCATCACACTCAACAACAATCTCGTGCGCCGCTCTGGTCCAGGCTCTGGCTTGTTCTCCACCAAGATCACGACGGGGCAGCAGGTCGCGCAGTTCTCTGCGACGATCTTCGCGAAAGAAACCGATGACCTGGTCACGCTGCTCCTGGGACAGACCGAGCAGGAGCTGCAGATCAACATCAACTCCGGCTCAGCGTGCCAGCTGAAGTTCGACTTCCCGTCGATCTTTCTTTCCGCGGCGCAGGTTGGAACGCAGGACGGTTTGGTTGTGCTGAATATTTCCAGCGACCAGAACTCGATTTTGGCCGGCGCGAGTGCGCCGCTCACGGTCACGGCCATCAACTCACAAGCCAGCTACCTGGTCGCGGCTACCTAGGGCGACTATGCAGCAGCGCGGACGCGACAATTTGCTCAGCAAGCGGCAAAGGCAGATTGTCGCGCTCATCGCGGGCGGATGCGCGAATAGCGAAATCGCGGAGCGGCTCAAAATCACCGTCAACACCGTGAAACATTGTCTGGTTTCGATCTTCGACAGGACAGGATGCTGGAGCAGGCTTGAGCTTTGCAGTTGGGCGCACGGCAACAGAGAAAAGTGGCAAAGCAAGACAGGAGAATAAATTCGTGGAAACAACAAACAACCAATCCATTGAACTCGCTGGCGATCGCGTCGTCAGCTTCACTGACCGCGGGCAGCCTCTCGCGTACATTTTTCGTCGCATTGAAGAAATCGATTGGAAGCAGTTTTTCAACGGCCTCGTATTTGAGAGCGAACGCGAGGGCAACGAGCGCGTAGACCGTTTCGACATGAAGACCGCGGGCCTGGCCATGGTGGATTCCTGCCTTGTTGATGTGAAGGGATACAGCTTCGCAGGTGATAGGCCGCTGGAAAAGAAAGAGGGCTGGGCCCAGCATCTTCCTTACGGCCACCGCGTGAAGGCCGCATCGCTTTTGCAGGATGTAATCATTTCGCGCGTGTCGAGAGAATTCGTCATTTATCCAGATGTAGAGGAAGTCGTTATCGCGGCAAAATGGGGATATACACAGCCAGGGACCATGACGCAGTTCGATGGCCTGCTGCACCGGTTCGCTCAGCCGACCGCCGAACATCTTCGCCGCTACAACCGCGCCATGAGCGAGACCCGCGTCGTGACCACGGGCCATTCTTCGCGCACCGTGCACGCCGTGCGCCAGCCGCTGCTCATGGAAATGTACGACCAGCTGATTCAGAGCGTTGACGGCTACCAGATCAGCGGGCAGCCGCTGGGGTCGAACATCATGCAGATCCGCAGCAACATGGATGCAGCGCATAAGGTAGTCGCGGTGCAGCAATTGTTCACGCCCGTGGGCGAGGCCCAGGCTGCGATTGCGAACTGAGCAACATGCTTGAGCGGTTTTTGAAATTTAATGCAAGCTCCACACCATAATCCGCCCGGCGTCTATGACGCGCTCCTCCAGCTGCTGGAAGAAGAGTTGGAAGAGCGGAAAACCGCGCGGCTCATTGAAAAAGCAGGCGACGCCAGCAACGCCGGCCGCCTGCACAATAAAAAATGCCGCTCACTGGCAGATGGCTATTACCTGTGGGCGGCGTATCTTTTCTGGCTTGCAGAAGCCATGCGCGCAGGCGCTATTTTCGAACTACAAAGCAGCGAGCTGACGGGACTGAAATCTGTGAAGGCCGCGCGCGCGGAATTCGAGCGCGAGAATCCCGGATGCCGCAGCTGCGGATCTCCGAATAACAGCTTCGTATTGCGCTGCTGGAACTGCGGCGTGCAACTAAGGGAAGCCGCGTAGTTAAATGGCAAACACCATCCAAATCGCGGTCACGCTTGATGAGAAGGGCGTCGTCACCGGCGTTCAGAGCATCGGCAAAGCGCTCGACCAACTGCCGGCGCACGTAAATCCTGCGTTCGCTGGAATCAGCAAAGGCCAGCTCAAAGCCAGACAAGAGTTGAACGAGTTGGGCTACGCTTTCGGCATTCAGCTTCCGAGTGAAGTCACCAAGGCCGTCACAAGCATCCCAGCGATCGCTGGAGCAATTGCAACCATCGGCGAGGCCGCGGGCATTGGCGTTCTTATCACTGGAGTGATCGAACTGGGCGTGCACCTGGACGAGGCCAAAGCCAAGTTTCTATCGTTCGGATATGACGTTAACGATTTCCGCCAGCGAATTGGAAATCTGTTTACGGGCAACGGCTTCACGGCAGGATCATTCGGCATCGAGAACCAGGCAAAAGATATTACGGCCGCGCTGACGCCGGTTCTTGAGCAATATGAAAGCCTCTCTGCAAAGGCCAGCACTGCCGGCCTCCAAGGTGTTGCTGCGATCAAAGCGCAATCAGATGCGGAAATAAATGCGATCCAGATCGCCCAAAAAATATTCGACCAGGCTCAGTACGACAAATATGGGCAAAGCGACACATACACAAAGCTGATCACAGCGAACGCCGCCATCACGGCCGCAGAAGAGTTTGCCGTTGAGCAGGGCGCTCAAGCACAGATACTCAAACTTCACAAAGACACAATTCAGCAGATTCAGCATTTGCAGGACGAGGCGAACCAAGCGGGTCTTTCTTCATTCGCTCAGCTGATCGCAGCCGAGCAGACGCAAATAAAAACCACTAATTTCTCGCTCACGCAAAACGGCCAGAGCAGCGAAGTTGGGCCTGCCGACACCGCAATCCGCCAAAAAACAGATGCCGTAATTAAACAGCAGAGCGAGCAATGGTCGGACGGCACGCGGCAAATCGTTGACCAGGTCAATGCGCAGGGGCTCAGCGGTGTTGCCGCAATCAACGCCAAAATCACGTCGCAGGTCGATGCCCAGCAAAAGGCTTTCGAGGCGGCGTGGGGTGGAAGCTTTTCTCTTTTTCCTGACCCCAGCGATCCCGAACAGCAATACCGCAACCAGCAAGTGCTGATCGCCGCGCAAGAGCTTCAGGACAGATTGAAGGCAATCTACGGCGAAGGCAATCGGGAGCGTGCGCTGGCCGAGCAGCAGATCACAGATCAGATCACCGACAGCGAAAACAAAGCCGCCATTGCGTCATTGCCGCCGTGGCAGCGGGCCAACGCGCAAATCGTTGATGACTACAACACCCGCGTCCGGCAAATTAAAGAGCAGGAAGAGCAAGGGCAAATCAACAGCGCGCAGGCTGCGCAATTCGATGTGGCCGCATGGCAAGAGGCCAACGCGCAAATCGTCGACAACACCCGGCAGACGCGCGACGAGCTGGCCGGCCAGATCAATTCGATCTTCGACGACATTACATCCGGC